CTGGTGATGCTGTTGATCGTTATTTCTTTGAAACCGTTGCCGTCACCATCATAGCGATAGATCGATCCCACATCGCTTGAGAGAAAATGCGATACGGAGGCCGTCAAGTTGATGCTGCCGCTAGTGGCGCTCGGCGTCATGGTCACGGCGGCGGCGGCAAACTTGAAATAGGGCTGGTAGCGCGGCTGGCCGCTCGAGTGGTCATCAAAGGCAAAGTTGGCTGCCGTGAAACTCGATACCCCGGTGCGGAGAACCTTGTATATCGGGTTGTTCTTGTGGCAGATGATAATGGTATCGCCGCTCGCGGAGAGCGTCAGCTCCTTGGCATCAGCCAGCGACCAGGGGCATGAGGTGAGAGTCGAAAGCAACGCGCCATCAATATCAAAGATGAGCAGCTTGGTGTTCTGAAAAGCCAGGGTATAATCCTGTCCCTCGGTAAACGAAAACTCATGGAGAATGCTGTGGGCGCCCAAGTTGGCGCGGTAGCGTGTTCCAGGCCGACGACGCGCGCCACCTTGCACCAGCAGAGCGCAGTTTTGTAGCGAGCGCCCGCCGCCTTTGAATACCTTGAGATCGGAGCGCATACGCATCTGCGGGTCAAGCTCGCCAGACGATAGATTTGTCTGGATGATCCGCTGTTTACGCTTAGGAGTGGAGCGCGATCCCAACATTAGACGAACCGCTTACGTACAAGCGGAGATCGCATATCCAGATTGCGAGCCGTCTGAGAGGACGAATCAGCCCATCTCGCTTGTCTCATCAGTTTGTCGGCTACCTCGGTAAAGTGAGAAGCCATCGAGGCGTCCTGAGTGATCGCGGCCGCAAATGCAGAGGCTAGCTCGGAGACAACGACCTTGGTGAAATGCGCTGGCCAATGTTGTTCACCAATCGCGTAGATGTAATCGGCAATCACCACATCAGCCGTGACGGCGTCACAGTAAATATGGTCCTCGTAGCGGTCATAGGTGATCGGGTTATCGTTGACGTAAACGCCGTTCAGCAAGAGGATCTTGGGTTCTGTCGGCATCTGATACGCGGCATCCCACTGATTGAGGGGAGCAGCCACAAGACGTGCTAGGGTCTGCTTGCCAGTGGCGAAGCGCCAACGGTGCGCCGTGAGAGCGGCGTCCACTATGGGCTGATAAAGATTTGTGCAAGCGATTTGCTCCGTTGAGGTTCCAACGAAGTCCGAGATGGTATTTGCACCGATAAGCGTTAGAGCCTGGTTGGAAACTTCAACTGCGGTATCGGCCATTAAGCCACTCCCATTTTGCGATCTGCGCGTGGCCCCGGCGTCGGGGGAGCCGAAGCTCCCCCTAGTCCATTAGTCGGTGTCCGTTTCGACAATAGTAGTGCCGTCCGAGATATCGACGGTGGTTCCGTCATTGGATAGCACATTGCAGAACGAAGTAGTCGGGGTAGCGGTATCGCTGCAAATCATGAGATCACGCACTTGCAGCATGTTAACAGCATCGCCTGTGAAATAAGCTACCGTGTTCATTGTTGCGATTGAATCGGTAGTCTTATAGTGCCACAAACTGAAACCATTGGCCGTCGCCAAAAGCGAAAGACCTGAAATTGCGAATGCCATATTGGCGTCCCCCTCTATGCTTCGCTGATGCTGACTTCAATGATACCGGCGGCATCAATGAGGACAGAACCCTGCGACATTTTGTTGACAACCAGGTGAGCCTGCTTCTGGCCCTGCCAAGTGACGTCTTGAGAAACGTCCTTGCCAATGCCGTGACCCATCGAGGTTGTGTGATAGGCGAAGGTCTTGCGGATATTCGCGGCGACATCAAGCCCGCTAAACGCGAACATGAAGAAACCATGAAACCGCTTGGCGACCATGCCGTGGGCGAAAGGAAGCTGCTCGGGAGTGACGTAATCGCCCGATGCAAACTCGGTAATGTCCATCATGTCGGACCAACCAGCATGGCTGGTGACCCAGAACCGCATGTTATCGTCCGGCACATCGTTGTTACCGAGAGTTTCAAACGCTTCATGGATTTTGACCAGAACTAAGCCCGTCGAGTTATGGGCGATAGTCGAGGTGGTCGTATCCATCGCGGTTGTGATGAGCGAGTCGGTCTTACGACCAAGAGCGCCGGCGCCAGCCTGGGCGGCGAGGTTCTTCTCATCGATATTGGTCTTGAGCAAATCGAGATCATCGATGTACTCAGCCGCGTAGTGATCGGTCATAGGGCAGTCCACATTCGTGTGGGCCACATTCATGACAGGCACATCACCGTGACGGGATTTGGTCGAGGCGGTTCCCTTTCCGTATATCTGGAAACGAACGTCCTCGCCAGTCACGGATACCTTGCGGCGAATAGTGTTGCGGAGTTTAGTACCCATGCGCTGATAAGCGACATGAACATCAGATTCAAACTGGCGAATGAACGCCGTTGAAATGGTAGGTGCGGCCATTGGATTTCTCCATGTTAAGACAAAGTTTCAGTGAGACTGAGGTTATGCCTTGATTCGAGGATTATGCGGTTAGGCCCGTAAGGGGGCCGCTACCTAAATCCAAGGGGCCGGTCGTCCTGACCGACATTTACAACATCAAGATAATTTTGGGGTATGCACAAAGAAACACCCAGGCTATCCGACGCCGACGAGCTGCTCGTAGCCTTTATCTACTTTCTTGACGAACTCTGGATCGATCCTCCCAGATTGCCAGTATCGCGGATCGGCTTGCATGGTACGAAGTTCATTGAGCGTGAGCATACCCGCACCCGCTGGCCCGTTTCCTCCCGGTGAGAATGCCGGTTCCCCCGACTTTGCCATCATGGCTTCCATTGCCTTGATGCCGCCGGCAGTGGTGGCAAATTGCTCCATCGAATTGTAGGTTTCCTGATCGAAGTTCTTCTTGGCCCAGAGTTGGACATGCTCGACACGTTCGGCGCCGTTGTCGCCAAGGGCTTTCAGCTCGGTATCGAAGTTCGGCATATTGGAGAACGCCGCACCGATATAAGCCGATAGGCCAGCATCAAATCCGGTTTGATCCAGCCCTTGCTCATGGGCAAACTCTTTCCAGAACACAAGCATGGGATCGTCGTTGTTGAACTCGAAATTCATATCCTCCGACATATCCTTTGCTAGATCGTCGGGAACACGAACCTCGTAATCGTCGGCAGTCTTGGGACGATTGGCTACGCGATCGGCCGCTAGCTCAGCGATCACGGTTGTCCGAATGTCGTCCGTCTTTTCCCTGATCTTCGTCCCAAGTTCGGAATAGGACTTTGACAGCCCCTCAACATCTACCGTTTTGGTTTCCGCGTTCCAGAACTTTTCTTCGATGTAGTCCGGCTTGCCGCCCTCTTCTTGGCTGCCTTCACCGCCCCCTTGTGCTTGTGCAGAGCCATCGTCTTTTCCTTCACTCATTTATCTTCTCCCTGGGTTTCCACCTTGGCGATCTGCTTGATGCCCGCATCAATGCGCGCACTGATTACCCCACAAAGGTAACGCATTCCTTCAAGGTGGCGCAGGCCGGCATCACTGATTTCCGGTCCCGCTACTGTATTGGTAGAAATCGACTTGAGGTAGGCCAGAGCCGCAGCTCCCGCCGCACTCCGGAAAGTCGCCGCCATGATCTCGTTCAAACGCTCCTCGGATTTGATGGTACGCTCCCTGCCATCGGGACCGATGAGAGTGCGAGGCTTAGACTGCATGGACTCCCTTTCCTAGCATTCTTGTTGGAGCCAAGCCGCCGATTTCCTTGGTTCCGCGGCCGAGCTGGTCTCTACCGGGCTTCTTCTTGACCACGGCCCTCTTCTTCTTCGCCATAATGATTCCTCAAATGTTAAAACACGGATTACCAGAAGAACCTCGATACCACCGACCTTGAGCCAGGGGGATCAAAGAGAGAGAAGCCAAACGTTTTGTTAGTCCACTTGTTTATCTTATCGCGGTTCTGCTTGTTTCTTTTAATCGTCGGTATGAATGAAAATGACCACCCCTTGCCCCTAATATATCCAAAGGGCTTCGACGGGCTTTTCGGCTTATTCTTAGCCTTACGGAAAAGGCTTCCAAACGCGATTGATGTACCACCAGCCATTATCCTAACTCCGTGGCTTGCGCTTGAGCTGGACTCACTTGCGCGGTTTCTGCGAGGGCTTGCTCTTGCAGCGCCTTCGCCTGCTCGGGTTCTCGAATGAGTTTCTCCGGAACGCCGATCTTCTGGCCAGTGTAGATCGCGGCTTCGGTGGCCTCGACTACCGTGTTCGTCATTTGCGGGCCAAAACCGCCGTTCAGCAGTTGCAGCCAACGGGCTACCCGGGCCACATCTTCATTATGCTGCGCCTGGGCGAGCGGCGAGGTATTAATGATCTTGACCTCACGCCCATTTATCTTGGGCAGCTCGATTTTGCCCTGCTTGCTAAGAATGTGAACCACTCGCTTGAGAACTGGCGTGACAAGTTCCGTATGAAGCCGTCCGAATGATGATCCGATGGTACGGGCGAGAT